TCTACCTTTAACGAGATATTGCCAGGGTAGATAATCTCCATAGCTCCCATTAGTTAAGCCATTCCGGGGCGCACTGTTGAGCTTTAACCTTCTCTGGACACATCCAGCCTTTGTAAGATTTATTAGTCTTAGGACTAACGCCGGTTAAATACTGGCGCTCGCCATGCTTACAGCTAGGTTTAGTTTCTGCAACGGTAGCTCCTAAAGTCTCAGCTACTGTCCCTATCGCGTCGCTAATTGTCCAAACATCTCCCGGCACTGGCTCGCTTGCAGCTAGTCGATTAACCTTAGAGGCTTCCTCCCGGCTCATCTTTTTACCTATCTTTGCCTGGAACCCGGCAGCTGCTAAAGCGCGTCCAATCGAGCTAGTTTCCGCATTAGGAATATGAAAATCCTTATTTACGCCTCGATCGCTGACAGTCTCATCCGCGTAACCTGTAGCTATTAAGGTGTGATCGTTTCGGTATACGCTGCATTTAAATATAACCGTCTTACCTTCATTAAATACTAATTCGGTCTCTATTTTGCCGTCTGCGTACTTGGCCCAGAATTTCGCTATACGTTCGTCGACTGGCTCGTAGTCCTCTAAATTAAACATTATGCCCCTATCTCTAATTGAGTAATCTCCATAGTAGCTAATTGGTCAGATAGTCCCCAGCGATAGGCCGGAGTAGTAGTCGTAGCGCTAAAAGTCGTAACTTCTAAAGCGCACTCATTACAGTAATGGCGCTTAGTAACATTAGATTTAGGATTAGTGCTATGCACTGTAACCGTCGCTGGCGTCGTAGCTTTAGGGTGCCAGGTTCCCTTAGCTTTGCCCCAAAGTAATTTACAATAATCGCACCATATACCGGGGTCTGACTTAGTAATCATTCAAACTACTAACAACACCGTTAGAGATATGACGTGCTACAGCTCTACCGCGTTCGTAACCCTCGGAGCGACCAGCGTTAAAACCTTTTGACCAGCCCAGAACTGCAGCCATAAACATAAGTCCGGCATAAACTAAACACATAAATATAAAGGCTAGATCAGGAAGCATTAGCGACCCCCTCGCGGACCTCGTAATTAGTAATAATTGAGTATTCCTCTAAATTATTATCGTAACAAACTCTAAAGCCTTCATTGATAGAGGCTAGGTATGACTTAGCAATTATGAGAGCCAGAGCATTATCAAACCAATAAATAACGCTATAGCCAGGGTTTGACTGTATTCCATCAAACCGACCCGCTTTAATTTGTTTGTCCCAGCTTTTATTAAAAGCCATATAGGTATTACTTAAGGCCTCAAAATCTGCCTTATCCATTTTGAGTATTATTTGAGTAGACATTTTTACACCCTCTCGCTTGGGGCTAAGAGATTACCTCCTAGCCCCTTTAGTATGGCATAGACCCCCGACGGATAGAAAGGCCTTGCCCGGCGTGTCTAGTTTTTTTCTGCCGACCTGCCGTAGTGAGCGTCCTGCTTAGAAAGCGCCCGTAACAGGACGGGTACTAACGCCGCCCAGAAGCCGTTACAGATAAGTTGCCAATCCGCAGAGTTAAACTCTAGCGGGGTCTTACCTACTGAGGCCATTAACGTAATTAGTAGTACTAACAAACCTCGCAGGTACGTACCAGTAGCAGCTATGCACTGTTGCTTCATTTTTTATTATCCAATCCGAGCGCTTTTATACGCTCTATAACCTCTTTAGGGGTGAGGTTAATTTCTGCGTGCATTGAATCGAGCCTGTGGACGTAATCGCCCCCCCACCGACAGCCATATTTAGCAGTTATAGCTCTGATCGTTTTGCATTGTTCAGGTGTGAAAGTATCAGCCTTACCTAGAGGGTGAGCGTTAGCGGAAAAATCAATCGCGGTACCGCTTGCATGGTTCGAGAGCTTTTCAGTTTGTCCTCTAATTGGCCTAAAAGCGTATCCCCACGTATCTAAAGTACCGGCGTCTATTGGCTCTACCAGCTTATGCCACTCCGCAGCTAACGCGACCAGTAACGGCGCCGCCTTTTCAGCCAGGCGTATTTTAATAGTAGTACCAGGTATCGGATAAGATTTAATACCAATTTCTGCGGGGTCCTTACTGGCATGCCAACCGTTAGAGGATTTTAATATGCTCGTCATTGTCGCAATTCCAGCGATAGGTATCATTATTTAAAATTAACTCAGGGTGGCCACAATCAGGCTTAGGGGCTATAAAAGCGTCTGCCTCTGGGTCATAGGTAAAATTTAATCCGGCATAATTATATCTAATCCGGCCGTTATAGCTTGTCCTCACCCATTGTTCGCCGGTCTCCTCAAACATACGAGCTGAAAAAGTATCCTCGTCTGAATCGCACGTAACTATAACCTGGGTAACTATTCCGTTTTCTATTTTTGCGTGATGAGCCATTTAATCCCCTATGCGTTAAAGGTAATAGTGCCAGATGATGAAGCTGTGATCTGATAAACCCGATAACCTGAGCGCGTTGGCTCTGTGTAAGTCAGGTTTGTAAGTGTTGCAGCCGGAAAAGAATTAGCAAAAGCAACTATCACAATTCCAGACCCACCCGCACCGCCGGTATTATTACTTCCTAAATCAGAACCGCCACCGCCACCGCCGCCTGTGTTTACTGTTCCCGAAGTACCGTTACCGACACCCGTAGAACCCGCAGCACCTCCGCCGCCTGTGCCACCTGAACCAGCGGTACCACTTGAGCTAAATCCTCCACCGCCTCCACCGGCTCGAGCCGTTGAAGTACCGTTAATGCTACTACTGCTTCCGTTACCACCACTACCGCCGGTAGACCCTGAACCTGTGCCACCTACTGCACCCGCACCGCCGCCACCGCCAGCTGAGGTATATCCACTGGGGCCAGCACCGCCATTATTTCCCTGACTAGGGCTAGTACTAGGTGTATTACCTGCACCGCCGGGCTGTGAAGTCGCACCGCCGCCACCGCCTGAACCGCCAGCGGTTCCCGCGCCGTCCTGCGTGCCACCTTTACCGCCTCCAGCTGATGAAATTGAATTAAAAGCTGAGGCACTGCCGCTAGTAGGTTGCCCGCCGGTTGAACGCACTCCACCAATACCACCGGCGCCAATAGTTACCGAGTAAGCCACACCGGTCGAAACCGCAAAAGCTGTATCTATTCGGTATCCACCAGCACCGCCACCGGTTCCAAATATCGCTGCACCGCCGCCACCGCCAGCCACTACTAAAACCTCTACTGAGGATAGTGGAGGAGGTTTAACTCCTAAAAATCCAGCGACTATGTTACCGATCATTATGCAATCGCGCCTGTTATTAACCAACTATTTACTGCCAATTTTATCGCTACGGCTGTCTTATATTGTGCCAGGGTTGGGCTGCCGATAGTAGCCCCAGCTGATACCAGGGTCGTAGTCCCAGGCGTCGTCGCAGTTATTGTCAAAGCCCCGGCGCCGCTATTGTAAATACTTATCGCAGTCCCGACCGGCGCGCTAGCAATAGGTAACGTCGCGTCTGTAGGAATATAAAGAGTCTTAGTAGAAGCGTTAGACATAATTACTAAAGACTGATAAACGTCAGCTAATACAACAGTATAAGAAGACGCGCTCTGAGTATTTAACGTAAAAAGGACTAAAGAATTAAAAGTGGTAGACGTAAGCACGTCTCCGGTAACGCTCGGCAGACCAGAAGCCATGTTAAACCTTCTTTCTAGTGTTAGTAGGATAGTACATTGGTACCCAAAATTCCGTAATCTGCGTTCCCAATTATAAACGAGTCGATAATAGGTTCGAGCGTGGTCCAGGTAACCTTCCAACTCGAAACCGTTATATTGTGATTTACTCCGAAAATTTGTAAAGTTTTATTGAGAGTTGAGGTACCAGTAGCCGCAGGTTGCGTGGACTTAACTGTAATAGTGTCGAAGTAATCCAACTGTAAAGCCGCAGCTATTCCAGTGTTATAACCTGGCGTATATAAATCCTTTAAAGTAATTGAGTCGCACCTAATCGAAGTGTCTTTACGACTGGCCACATACGCGAGAGCGTAATTTTTAGCAGCTGTGGTCGAATCCATTAATAAATCCACTTGCTTATAGCTATGAAGGAAGTAGGTCGCAATACTTGTAGCGTCGCTGGCTGACTGAGTGGCCAATCCTGTAGCCGTAATTTGGGCGTCGTTAAAAATTAAATTATCATTTAACACCCATTTAGCCGAGCTGTACTCTATGCCGCTGCCGTCGTCTGCAAAAATTACAGGCGTCGAACCGATACTAGAGCTAGTAAGTTGACGGTCCTGGAACGTGTAATTTCCCGCCGCGTCAATATACCCGGCTCCGTATTCGCTAGTAACTACGGTTTGTAAAGCCTGTAAAGCTGTCCTCGTAGTTCCCGGATCCTGTAAAAGCGACTGCTGGCCCGAGTCGACGTCGCGCATAGAAACAGGCCAGCCTACTGTATTTAAAATTGCGTTTACTCTAGCGCCCGATAACTGTCCGGCTGTAGCTCCCGTTACGGTAGATACATTGGCCATATTAAGGACACGCGACGCGTCGACGCAATTTAGGGTTGTATAGCTGACTTCTCCGACGAGACTTGCCTGGACATAATCGTATGAAACTATATAGCCAGCAAAAAGCGGACTTACTAAATTACTGTTTGTGTCCGTAGCGGTAACGATAATTTTACGGTTTGGAATTATATTAGGGTAGTAAATTGACGTTAAATTTGAAGGATTCCAATTTCCGTCCACGTCAACAATCCGCACTTGACAAGTACCGGCTTGGAATTGGTCAGCGTTAGCGCTACGGCCTCTAGTTATATTAACTGCCTGGACTGTACTAGATACATCTGCCGTAACTGTAGCCGCGTCTGCCAGGATATTAACGCCGATAATTCCTGAATCGATTATCATGGCCTGGCCGAAACTAGCGCCCGAACTAAAGTTTACAATTACGTTAATGGTGGGAGCGCTCACCCTGTACCAGCTCTATTTAGACTGTTTCCGTAAGTGTTGGAGTTTTCAATCGCTCGCCAGACTGACTCGTAAAAGTCCATAGTAGTACCGAAGTTAATACCGCCTTGCATATTTACAGTTACGTTAGGGGCCTGATTAGAGCTAGACCCTGCACTTCTGGACGTCATACTGTCGATTAAATCACTGCTAGGGATATTAGGGACGTTAGTCTGCATAGGTGCAGGCGGGTTACTTACAGCGTTAGCGCCCTGAGGGGCTAAGTTCGTACCAGCGAATAAGCCGCCAGGGTAAGTAAAAGTACTTACAAAAGTTGCGTAAGCCTTAGCGTTATCTTTTTCTAAAGCCAATATCTCGGCAGCGTTTTTCTTTTTAACTGCCAGAATTTCGTTAGCTCTGGCTATTTCTGCGTCCGCGTTCTTTTTCTGCAATACTTCTAATTCCTCTAAAGCTGTTACGTCATCTTTTTTAGTTGTAGTTTTAATAGCGATTAAAGCATTAACCCGAGCTAAATCCTCAGCCGATAAGGTCCGCTGTTTAGCTGCGGTTAACTGGATAATATCCATATCAAACATAGCTTTTAACTTGTCTACTGCGGCCTTTTGTTTCTTTAATAATAGTAAAGCTTTCTCGTCTTTAATAGCTTTTAGTCTGGCTCTCTCTGCAGCTTGAGCCGCTAGTCTTTCGGCTTCTATTGGACTCTGGCGGTTAGTTGCAGTAATACCCGCAGCTACTACGCCTCGACCTCTGTCAGCCATTCCGGCGAGCGCTCCACCTTTTTTAGTACCTGGTACCAGAGGAGTAGTACCAATTTTAACTACCCCGGCTAGGATTTTAAATAATGCACTTGATTTAAATTTAGCGGTTGCGTCTGCTATTCCAGTTACAAAGAAAGACGTATTAGCCGCCAAAGTTTCCATAGCGTCGGCCGCGTCCTCTATGCTCTGATCTTTACCAAACATAGTTACGGCATTTATTAGACCATAACCGATAGTCTCTTTAGCCTCACTAGCTGAGACTTGCAATACTGCCATTTTACCCGCGTAAGTATCTACAGCTACCTGGGCCTGGCCTCCGACTAAATTAGTTAACTTTGTTACCTGTTGCTCAAAGCTCATAGTCTTTAAATCGGCTTTAGTAATACCTGCACCTAGAGCGAATAGAGACTTAGTATTACCGAGGTAGGCCTTACTTAACGCTGAGGCCGTTACAGTTACGTCCTTGCCTGTTTGCGCTGTCAGGTCAAGCGCGAGGTTTAATAATCTTTGAGACTTACCGACATCCCCGGTAGCTAGTAAAAGTTTCTGCATGGCCGGTCTAAGCAGGTCCTCAGACACGCCAGAAGCGCGCTGCAGGTTATCTATAAAAGCGTTTAAAGGTAAAGCCGCATAAGCTAGGCCTAGATTTTTTAGAGTATTAGATAAAATCTTTTGGGCTTTTTCATCTGCCATAGCTGCGGATACTGACTGTTTAGCAAAGGCTCCTATAGAAGCTGTCATAGCGGCCAGAGTTAACTTACGGGTTAGACCCATTTTCTTAAAGGATTTTTCTATGCTGCCTAAACCTCTTACGGCCTCTTTAGTACCTTTAGCGTTATAGCTAATTACTACGGGTATCCGAATAGCGTCCTTAGCCATTATTTAAGTACCTTTCTATTTAAAGCGTCTACAGCCCTGGCCATAGCGTGTTCAATATCTTTAACGGCCTGTTTACGGTTATCGTTGACGGCTTTCCAAACTACGCGGGTCTGTTGACCTCTTACTACAATTTTGTCGGGCTTACTTCTTTCCTCAATCATTTTAATAAAGTGTTTACCCTGGGGGCTGTTGCCTCCTCCACCGCGTCCGGCCATTTCGTAGATCATAGCTGCGGCGTTCTCCTGTTTAATTACGTAGGCTTTGCTAGACCAGACGCCCTTAAGTCTTTGACTTTCTAACTTACTTTTAATTCCCATAGTGGCCGCTCTAGGTTTGTATTGTAAGCGCGCCTGGTCCCAATTACTTTTAGAATCTTTTTTATAATTATCGCCAGGAGGCAGACCCCATTTACTTAAGGGTGCAGCCTCCGGCATTAATGAACGAGCTTCTAACTGGATTTTTTTAACTACCTGGTAAATCTCTTTATTCATAACTTTTAAACCGTCTTTGTCAAACTTATTTAAAAGCGCGACTACTTTGTCTAAGCCGTCAATCTCTTTAGCGCTTATTCGGCCTGGAGCTTGCACGTCTTACCGCCTTTGCTTTCTCAGTTAAAACATCTACTACTGCCGCCAGCATTTCCGGCGACATCTGCAAAAAGTCCGAGGTAGGGATTCCGGTCTCAACTGCTAACGCCGCTATTTGATGAGTAAGTGTTTGGCGATCACTTACCCATTTAACGGGTCGTTTTCGATTACATCTACCTCGGCTAACGTCTTTAAAAATTCATTACCAAACACAGCGACACTCTGCCCGCTAGTTCTTATGGCTATCCAAACGAGATAATAGACATGAGTCTGCATCTCTTTTTCTCTAAAACATTTATTTATTCCCATACCTGCATAGGCTTCGAACTCTACCTCGATAGCCGGGGTAATTTTGTAGGTCTCCACTACCCCGGACTCGAACGTAACTTTTAAACTAGCCATTTTCTCGCTCTCTTTCTTTAGACTGAGGTCTTAGGCCACGCTGTTGCGTCGCGTGCTGTAACGTCAAAGCTGAAATCTATGCTCGCAATTTCGCCCTGAGAACCGCTTACAGTTGCGTAGTTATTGATAAAGCAACTGCCTTTGTAAACCGGGTTCGTAGCGCTAGGAGTTGCACCGTTAGGAGCTACTTCAAACAGCACGCTAGTACCGTCGCAGGCGTCTAAGGTAGCCCGTACTGCTCCAGCGCTTGCAGCGTCCTGGGTCAGAAATAAGGTACCGCTTAGAACGTCTGAGGTCATACCAGCCAGGTACTTATGAGCTGAGTCTCCCGCAGCTGATATATCCAACTGGTCATAGTTAATTAATAGGTTAAGGCTTGATACTGCGGTCGATAGGTCTACGGCATTAATTTTTAAATAACTGTTTTGCGCGTAGTAAATTGTAGCTGCCATTAGTCGGATTCCTTTTCTTTAGTTGCGGGTTTTTCTGCTACTTCTATTGCTTCTATTAAGCCAGTTTTTAATAGGTTACTAACGTCATTACCTACTAAATCGTTTTCGGTCATAATGTCCCCGAAGGTCTTATCACCAATATATTTATGAGTTAATACTTTATATTTTATCATTTTGTTAGCTCCAACTCGAAACGATTTCTACATCTACCTCGGTCTGAAGTAAATTCCCTGCAGCGGTTTCCAATATGGCCGGGGCGCTAAAACTGCCTACGGTCATAATTAAATTAGCAGCGGATAACTTAGCGAATATAGCGACTATGAAGTCCTCTATATTTACCTGGTTTCCTAAATTATCTAGCATAGGTACTAACCCGTAAATTTTATATCTGGCTATAGGTGCTATAGCCGAGCGCTGGCCAGAACTAACTACGATAAAAGGATCGTTATTGGCGATCACTATAGAATTGGCTAAAGGGATAGGCGGGATATAACTAAAAACAGTCCAGACAGTCGGATTAGCTAAAGCCGTCGCCAGTGTTGTTCTAAGAGTAGTTATAGCGGCTGGCATTGGTCAGCCGATCATTGACGCGGGGGACTGATACGGGGCGAGTAATCCGCGTACTTTTGCTACGAGAGTGTTCCCGAGCGCGTAGGGATTTTGAATGAATCCATCTAGGGTTACAGTTGTTGCACCTGGGGCGCTTCTGGACTGCCAGATAACAGTAGCTAGAGTGGCCGTAGCTTCTCTGATCGCCGGGACTGTCGCGTAATCCTGAGCGTGAAAATCTCCAGTAACTAAACCGTAAGGTTTTACCGCGTGGACTAATTGATCGCTACCAGTTTTAGCATAACTAAAAGTATAAAGAGTCGTATTTGTAATAGTTTTAGTTCCGTTAAATACAGCGCCAGCGCTAGAGATTACTACTGATTGACCTATTCTAAATTCATGAATTACAGGCGTGTAAATTGTTGCCACGTTAGCTGCTAGAGCAGTCGCAGAAATTGGAACAGTGTTAAACCATAAATACTTTTTGCATATGTCCTCTGCGGCCTGTGCCACTTCTTCGACTGTTGCGTCTGCGTAGAGGGTTATATTTTGTATCCCTAATAAAACGCGAAGCTCTGCCATAGTGATATAGGTAGCAGCCATAGCAGAGCCTCTCTGTTTTAGGCCTAAACCCTGTAGCGAGTTACAGGGTCTAGGGTTCTAGGGGTTTTTATTAGGTAAGGTTAAAGCGACGGATTCC